AGCGTGTCGGTTGGTGTCAACCCTACAGAATTTAAGTACGACGATGAAGGCAACATGACCATCTTGGCTGCCGAATGGATAGAGCTGTCGCTAGTCCCCACGCCTGCTTTCGCTGGTGCTACGATCAGTCAAGTAGCGGCGGAAGCGCCACAAGTCGAAGGACCAAAGGAAGAACCCAAAATGGAAATTACCCCTGCAGTTATTGAAGAAGTCGTAGTGCCAACCGCACCGATTTTTGCCACCGCAAAGCGTGAACCACGTTTGCCCAGCGCTCATGAATTCATGGCCGCCATGCACAAGGGTGGAATTGAAGCCGCTAACGCCAACAAAGTTTGGAACGATTACCGCACTTTCCACCAGTCGCCTATTGAAGCGGCAGCTGGCGATGTGGTCAGTTCAAATGTCGCTGGTGTGGTTCCGGCTTTGATTTTGGGTCCCGTTTTCCAGGACATTAACTACATCGCACCGTTGCTTACCGCAGTGGGTACCCGTGCTATGCCAGGCGGCGGCGCAGGCTCTACTTTTTTACGCCCGACCTGGACTACACACCCGACCGTGGCCGAGCAAAGTTCACAGCTTGACGCAGTGTCTGCAACTACTTCTGTAATCGCCTCGAATACGGTTACAAAAAAGACGTTTGCTGGCGCCACCACTTTGTCGTACCAGACCGTTGACTTTACAGACCCAGCCGCTATGGCAATTATCATGCAGGACTTGGCAGGCCAGTACCTTTTGGCGATTGACAACTACGCATGCGACACGCTCGTGTCAAGCGCAAGCAGCGATGGCGTTTGGGACTTGACCGTGGCCGACTTGCTGAAGTCAATCTACGATTGTGCAGTGACCACGGTTGCGGCCACCAACTTCTTGCCAACCCATATCGCTGTTGACCCAGCAACCTGGGGCTTGATGATGCAGCTAGTCGACACCACAAACCGCCCAATTTTCGGTTACACCGGTGGACAACTCAACGCATTTAACACCATTGGTGCTGGTGGCGTAAACGCTTTCCAAAACGCCAACCCACTTGGCTTGCAAATCATCGTTGACAAGAATTTCGCCGCAAAGACCATGGTGATTTTTAATGCCAACGCTTACGAAATTTACCGTGCTGACCGTGGCCTGCTTTCGGTTGAAAACCCCAGCACCGTGTCACGCACCATGAGCATGTTCGGTTATGCAGCAGTGTTTGCTGCTAACTCAAGCATGATTCGCAAGATCACCCAGGCTTAGTCGAAAGGCGGTTAGCCGCCCATGGCTGTTTATCAAGTCATATTTCACCAGCGTTTAGACGATTACGCTGTGGTTCAAACATTGACAGAACCCGAACTAAATTTGGGCTTACCGTTTACGCTTGCTGGTTTAGGCCACGGTTTGAACGGTTCGCACAATGTTTACGCCATACCCGAATATTTGTTCACGGGCGTAACCAGTACAGGCGATCTGACATTTGATTACAACTACCCGATACCTAACCAGGTGTTGTTTTATGACGCAGGCGACAACCTTGACCGCTCAGCTGCAATACCGCAAGGCACCCTGACCTACACAGAAACATGCACCTGGGTGACCGGCACACAGATTGGCACCTGGCTAGGCATTGCTTTGGCAAGTGTTGACGAAACCGCTTTCTTGGCTCAATGTGCTTCAAGCGCCAACAATTTTATTTTTCGTAGACGTCAAGAGTCTGGCTATACCGACCAATTGACCGTTGTTCCTAGTGCAGATGTAGAACTAGCTACGATCATGATGGGTGGCTCGATTTACAGACAACGTGGCGCCATAGACCAATTCGCAAGTTTTAGCGACATGGGCACAGCTGCAGTGTCAGGCCTGTCGCCGTTAATCAAACAACTGGCTGGTATCCCACGGCCTGCGGTTGCGTAATGACTGTCTACACCGACCTGTTCAATGAGTCGATAGACGACTTAGCAACAACCCTTGCAACCATTACAGGTTTACGGGTTGTCTTTGACCCTGAGAAAATTAACCCACCGTGCGTGTTCATTGACGCACCCAGTTTTGATTGCTTCAACTACAACATCGTTACCATGAATTTTTCGGTAAAAGTAGTAACACTAGGGCCAGGCAATTTAGACGGCTTACGCAACGTTTTAAGCATGTGTGCGCAAGTCCTAGCAAAGAACGTGGCAGTGAAATCTGGGCGCCCTGGCTATATCCCGATTGGTGGCCAGACTTTTGCCGCATATGACCTATCCATAGACGTACAAGCACAAGCAGGTTGAACATGAAATACACAATCATTAGCGAAAGAATCGGAACAGTAGGCGCAGAATTTGTGCCTGGTGCCGGTACAAACATTGAAGCGTTACTAGCTCACGGGTTTATTGAATCTGACGAACTAGCCAGCGACAAGCCCACCCCAAAATCTGCTAAAACTAAAGCACAACCGAAAAAGGATTAACCCATGGCTACTTCGACATACCTTTCTAACCCAGGCGTAATGGTCAACAGCGTTTCGTTGACCGACCAATGCACCAGCGCCACGGTCACCAACATGGCCGAAGCCCTCGAATCAACAGCCTTTGGTAGCACCAGCCGTGTGTTCGTTTCGGGCTTGTATAACCAAGAAATTACGCTTGACCTATACATGAGCTATGCGGCCAGCGAAACGTACGCAACTTTGGCAGCTCTAGTTGGCACAACCACCACCGTAAAGGTTTCCAACACCGTTGCAGGCTTGACCACAGCTAGCGCCACAGAACCACGCTTTGAATTGGTGGGCGCTTATCTTGAGTCTTTGCCAGTTATCAACGCAACCATGGGCGAATTAAGCACCATTTCAATTACCTTTAAGGGTGGCGTTTTGACCACCGTTGTTTCTTGATCTAGCAACCCCAACAGCAAAGGCCCGACATGCAGCTAACACTTAGAGTTGACCAGGGCGATGGCCCTGTAGAAGTAAGCACTAACCTTTTCACCATTGTTTCATGGGAACGCAAGTTTAAACGCAAAGCCAGCGACATGGCCAGCGGTATCGGCATTGAAGATTTGGCGTATTTAGCACACCAGGCATGCCAACAACACAACGTGGTTGTGCCGGTAGTCCTAGATGACTTTATTAGAAAGCTGGTGTTGCTCGAAGTTGTCAACGATGAGCCAGACCGCCCTACGGTGCCAGTACCTACCGAAACGCACTAGCCCAAGTTTTAGTAGCGACAGGGTACTGGCCCCAGCAAGTAGAGTTTGACAATAATGACCTAGCGACGGTCATTAAAGTCATAAACGAAAGCCGAAAAAATAATGGGCGCTAGCGCAACAATAGAAGTGACTGGTGTTAAAGAAGCACTTGCCTACTTAAACGGTGTTGACAAAACTTATCGCCGTGAAATAACACGGCAATACGCCGCCATTGTTGAACCTATTGTTAAAGACGCACAATCACTCTTGCCGACTACCGCCCCAATGTCTGGGTGGAAACGTGGCTACAGCGTAGGTGGACAAGCAAGAGCTGAAGCCAAAGGCCAGACTTCACGCCTTGTAGGCCGTGGTACTCAGCGTGACAATTTTAGTCGAGCAGCGCCCGACCCTACAGACCTATTGCCCTGGGACGGTGCCAAACAGGCAAAATTAGTAAAGCCGTGGGTTTCAGGTAAGAAATCCAAAGCAAACACTTTTGGTTTGAAATGGAACAGCAAAAGCGCCGCACTATTTGATTTGTCGGGCCGTGCCAAAACGCCACAGGGTGAGCAAATGATTACCGTTTTAGGCGCTCGTTTTGGTAGTCCTAGCCGTGTTATGTGGCGTTCATATGAACGTGCTGATGACCAGTTACAAGCCAACATGCGTAAGTTAATTGAAGAAATTATGGCCAGCGTTAACCGAAATATGAAGGTGATCTAATGGCTATTTCAATTCCCATAGTCTCAGAATTTAACGCTAAAGGCATTGACAAAGCGATTAGAGAATTTCAAAAACTAGAAACAGCAGGACAAAAAGCGCAGTTTCTTATTAAGAAAGCCGCCGTGCCAGCAGCTCTTGCTTTAGGTGGTTTAGCCATGGTTGCTGGTGACGCTGTTACAGCATTCATGGAAGATGACAAGGCCGCCCAACTACTTGCCACCAGCCTACGAAACACCACAGGGGCAACTGACGCACAAATTAAGTCAGTCGAAGCGTTCATAACTAAGACGTCTATTGCCGCAGCTGTTGCTGATGACGAACTACGGCCAGCGTTTGACAAACTTGTGCGTGGTACTGGTGACGTCACCAAAGCGCAAGACTTAATGAACCTGGCACTAGATATTTCAGCCGGTACAGGCAAAGACTTAGGCGCTGTATCTGACGCCCTGTCAAAGGCGTTTAACGGGCAACTGGGGCCATTGAAGAAATTAGACCCAGCCCTGGCAAGCCTGATTGAAAACGGCGCTAGCACTGATGAAGTTTTCGCCGCATTGGGTAACACTTTTAAGGGTGCCGCCTCGACTTCAGCCAACACAGCTTCAGGCAAAATGAAATCGTTTTCTATCCAAATGGGCGAATTTAAAGAATCTGTAGGCGCCGCCGTGTTTCCAATAGTTGAAAAATTGTTGCCAGCGTTTCAGGCTATGGGTACATGGATTAGTAACAATGTTGGTTTAGTTGTAACCCTCGGCGCTGTCATTGGTGGCATTGCCGCAGCTGTTGTTTTAACTAATGCGGCTATGGCGGCATGGGCCGCTGTTAGTGCTGTCACCGCCGCTATTAACGCTGTTACTGCCGCCTCATTTACCGCCCTTTGGGTCGCTACTGGTGCCGTTGTCATCATTGCAATCATTGCGGCTTTGGTTGCTCTACAAGTCAAATTTGACATTTTCGGTAAGGCTATTGACGGTATCAAAGTTGGTTTTAACGCCGTGTGGGGCGCTATCAAATATGTGTTTGATTGGGCAAAAAATAACTGGCCGTTATTGCTAGCAATTATTACTGGCCCGTTTGGTATGGCAATTGCTTTTGTAGTCAAGTTTAAAGATGACATTTGGGACTTGTTAAAAGTTGTCAAAACAGGCATTGGCACAATTATGGGCGGTGTTGCTGACGTCATTTTTGGGCCGTTTAAAACAGCGTTTAATGCGATAGCCAAACTGTGGAACAACACAGTAGGCAAATTGTCTTTTAAAGTACCTGGGTGGGTGCCTGGTATTGGTGGTAACGGTTTCGATGTACCCGATATCCCTATGCTTGCCCAGGGTGGAATTGTTACTAGCCCGACCTTGGCAATGATCGGTGAAGGCAACGGCCCCGAAGCTGTTATTCCGTTGTCGAAGTTGGGCAGTATGGGCTTTGGTGGCGGTGCCGGTATTACCGTAAATGTGAACGGCGGCGACCCCAACAGTATTGTCAGAGCTTTACAGCAATATGTACGCCAGTCAGGCCCAGTACCTGTAAACACTAGGGCAATGTAATGCCAAAGATGACATGGACTGTTACGGCTGACGGTGGCGCTACAAATTTTACAAGCCGTGTTTTGTCGTTAAACATTACTGGTGGCCGTGAACAATATTTGGACACTTATTCGGGTGGTCAATGCGTTATCACTTTTAATAACAACGACAATTTCGCTTACACCGTTGAATACGGCAAAATGTTAACGGTCAAAGGTACATACCTTGGCGGCGATTTTAACTGCCATTTTTGGTTACAAAAAATAACATATAACGATTACCCAGGCGACACAGGTTTAAGCACCGTCACGTTTACTTGTGCTGATTTCATTTCTAGGGCTGGTCGAATCCAAGCAACAAATTTTGTGATTGCTCAAGATACTTGCGACAACCAGTTAGACACTTTTAGTAGTTCAGGTATTTTACCTGCCGACATGGGCGTCATCGGTTACGGTTCAGGTTCCATTGCTAGCGGAACTACTTATACCGGCACAGTCACCAACTATTTAAACTTTCTTGTGACCACAGAACGGGGTTACTGTTTTCTAGAAGGCAATGCCCTTCAATTTATTGGGCGTAATTATGTTTCAACCCTTGCACCGATTGCCACAAAAATAGGTCGTACGCCATCAACAACACGGATTGCATACCAACAGTTTGAACGCATAACGGCAGGTTTTGAATTTATTAACACGGCGACAGTTTCACCTAACGGCTTGGCTAGCCAAACCAGTACTAACGCTACCGCTGTGTCAACATACGGTCCTGCGTTTTATTCGTCGTCAACAGTTGATTACACAACTACGCAGGCCAGCGGTAACGCTGATTGGATTGTCAACAATTTTGACGACCC